TGTTTCAAAAAATGTTTTAATTTTTGGTTCGTATTCCTCATACAATGAAGTGAATGATGCCATCATATTATCAAATGTTCCGCCTTCTGCAAAGAAAGCATCAATCTTTGGTGTTAATCCATCCCAAAGGTCTGTAAGGTATGTAAACATTTCTTTAATCTTAGGCCAAAGTGTATCTTTAGCATAATCCCACATTCCTCCTACACTTTCTTTTAGTGCAGTATAACCGTCGCCTGTAAACCAATCGTATGTTGATTGAAGTGATGGCAAAATATTATCTTTGAAATATTTACTTGCTTCGCCATACATTGTTTTTGCTTCTTCAGTAGTAGGTAAAAAGTCTGCAATCTTATCAGACAAGTCTTGGAATATTCCACTGTCAACTATTGCCGCTTGTATGTTACCTTGTATTGTTGCAACTGTTTCAGCAAATGTTCCCATCTTTTCTGTAATCTTATCTCGCTTGGCTTGTTCTTCCGCAGTTACGTTACCTGTAGTTTTTTGTACTCTACCTAGTTCTCCTGTTAACTCGTTGTATGCACCAACACTATTACCTGCCGCGATACTAGCCTGAACACCTGCATCTCCCATTGTTCTTGCAAATGCTAAACCGTCATCTCTAACATTCTTCATAAAGTTGTTAGCTTGTTCAGCAGTCATATTGTGAACATTTCTAGCTTGTTCTCTAAATGTAGCATTGTTCGCCATCAACTGTTTTGTCAAAGGATCGTTAGCAACACCATCAGCCATATCTAAGATAGCCGCTTCAAGTTTTGGAGATGTAGCAGATATCTGTTGCAATCTCAATCCAAATTCTTCACCGTATTTGTTGATTGCCATTTGACGTCTAATATCTAAATTCTTTTGACGCATTTCTTCTTCCATCTGCTTACGACTCTTACCTGTAAGTTTGGAAATTTTATCTAGTTCTTGTGAGTATTTTAATGAACCTTCAATTAACTGTTTATCTGTCATAAACTGACGTCTACCTGATGTTTGCATCAATTCGCTATAGTTAATGAAGTTTTCATTAAGTTCTTCAGATGTAAAACCTATTTCTCGTAGTCTTGTTCCTAATGGGCTTTGTCTAAGTTCTTTTGATAGACTTGCAAAACGTCTAGCACCATCGCCAACAGTGTTACCAAATATACGTAAGCCTTCTCCTTGTTGACTTACTAATTCAATAAATTGTTGTTGTGGTATTGCCGCTTCGCCTGCTATCCTTGTTATTTCGAACATGCTGTTACCAAAACTTGCGCCTGTTTGTGTAAGTTGCCTAAAACTATTAATTTGATTGTCTAATAATCCTGTAAGTGTTGTTAATCCTGGAATAGGTATATGTTTTGCAAAATCTGTAAGTTGTTGACCGCCAAAAGCAAGTTCTGTAGCAAATCCAGGTATCGCTCCTACTACTGCACCTAAACCTGCAAGCAGTGAGTTTAACACACCTCCTGTAATACTAGAAAGTTTATTACCAAAAGAATCAACTTCTGTACCAGCTTCTTTGATTTCTTTGTTGAAACTTTTTGTGTTTTTAGCCGCTTTTTCTAAATCAGGACCTCCTACACCGCCACCACCGGTTTGACCGGTAGGAGTTTTGCCGCCTAACGCTTTAAGTATTTCTCTTAGGGTTCGTTCTGAAGCCGCATTTTCTGCTGTAACTTCCCCTACACCAGGAATATCAATTTTAACCATCTATTACTGCCATTAATTAAGTACTCACATTATATATAGCTATAAATATGTATGCTATTACAATAGTATTTAGCAGGAGAAATAAACATGGTAGATAATAATATCCCACCAAACATGGGACCACAAGGTATGCAATCGGGTATGCCTCAGCAACCGTCACCGAGCAATCCGGCAGTTCCGCCGATGCCACCGACGCAAGCACAACCAATACCGGTACAAGCGCCGGCTGGTAACCCGTTAGTAAAACATTTACGACAGCCTAAGATCTACATCAAATTGCCAAGTGAAGGTCATTACTGGCCTAACAATGCATTAGAAAAAACACAAAACGGAGAATATCCTGTGTATGCAATGACGGCAAAAGACGAAATTACATTTAAGACGCCAGATGCGTTGTTAAATGGACAAGCCACTGTTGATGTGATTCAAAGTTGTCTTCCAAACATCAAAGACGCATGGCAAACACCTAGCATTGATTTAGATGCTATCCTAGTTGCAATTAGAATGGCAAGTTTTGGAGAGAAAATTGATATGAGTGCTCAAGTTCCTGGAACTGACATTACAAAAGATTATCAGCTAGACTTGCAAACTATCTTTGACAATCTAATTCAAGCTGAGTATGTTGATACTTTCCAGATTGATGGATTCAAAGTGCAGATTAAACCTGCAACTTATCAAATGGCAACGCAACAAGCAATCAAAGCATTTGAAGAACAACGTATCTTTACAACTGTAAATGATGATCAACTAGATGAAGGTGTTAAGTTGCAGAGATTCCAACAGAGCTTTGCAAAACTTACAGACATCAACATCAACGCTGTAGTTGCAAATGTTGTAGCTATCCAGCCAGATGGAGAAGATGAAGCTGTAACAAATCCAAAATTTATTAGAGAGTTTTTGGAAAATGCAGAAGCTAGAACATACAATCAGATTGCTGACTTTATTAAAGAGCAAAAAGAGAGATTTACTCAAAAGCCTTTAACCGTAGAAGCTACTCCAGAAGAGATTGAAGCAGGAGCACCTAAAACATACGAAGTGCCTGTAACTTTTGATCAGAGTAATTTTTTCGGCTAAGGATCTTAACGTGGAGCCTCGACAAAATCCTAAGCGAGGTTAAGATCCTCGAAGGCGAGGTGAAAGAAATCAAACACAATATAATGAAATTGGTTTGGTGGATGCGTGGCGGGCTACAGCTCGACGATGCATATCTGCTGTCTCGTGAAGATCAAGAAATCTTCAATGATATAATAAAAGAAAATCTAGATACTGCTAAAAAGATTAATCAACCGTTCTGGTAAAAACTAAGCTGTTGTTTTTTGTTTCTTAGGTGCTGTTACTTTATAACCTTGTGACTTTAGAAACTTAACTGCGGAGTCAACGTCCATAGTTGGTGTTGCCATTGCTTTAGCATCTGCTTTAGCACTTGATGCTTTTGCAGGAGCTCCGTCTTTAGGCGCATCACCATAACTGCTTTTAGATAATCTGCTACCCATTTGCTTTTGAAAGCCTTGCTGTACAAAACGTTTGATAATTTTCTTTGCTTGACTGCCTGATAGTTTTATATCTACTTCCATAAGCATTGCTTCATTGTACATACTTTCAATACCTGGGAGATTAGGTTGATCTGGAGTAAGTCCTGATGCTTTTGGTTCTAGTGATTTTTTAAGTTTGCTTGCCGCGCCTGTAACAGCGGCCGCGCCTTTTTTAGCGGCTTTACTTACCGCTTTACCTGCCTTAGCCGCTTTTCTGCCAATGCTAGGTTCTTGATTAATATACGCCATTACTGCACTAGGTTTACTTACAAAACCCTTTGCTTTCAAAAAGTTAGCAAGTCCTTTAGCAGTCATTCCGCCCATTTTAGGATCTTGTTTGCTTACAGCAACAAAGTCTTTGTATATATTAGATACTTCTTTGTCTAATTCAACATCTAGCTGTGCGGCCTTGCCCATAGCTGTGTTTTTACCTAATGTTCTTTTCAAAAATCTAATAGGACCTTCGTCAACCTGCTTAGATTCTGTTAAAACGTCATATACTTTCATAGTTTGTCTCCCGATTAATTATATTTATACATTTGAAACGATAATTACATATTAAATATCAATTATGATAACAAGATATCGCATTATTGACAACGCGGATAACGAAATAGAAGTTCTAAACAGCATTGAAGAAGCAGTACAGTATATTGATACTATGCGTGAAACACAACCGCATTTAGAACTTAGATATGAAACTTTCGAAGTTAGCACAGTAAAACCAGGATTTGGAAGAGATCCTGAATTACACTAAATAATCATCAGATGTGTAATCCATACGTGTACTTTATTATTATAACTGTAGTATTGTTGTGGATTGTCTATAAAAGTAATTAGAAATGAGCTAAAGCTCATTTAGTTTTCGCTAACGCTCAAACTTAACACTTCGTTTGTGATAGAAGTAATTACTTGAATTAAAGCAATATCACGTAAGTGATATTGTAATTGCTTCATGTAGATTGTTTCAGTCAGACGGAACCTAACAGCGGTTCCATCTAATCTTGGTCTTCATGTGAGTTCGTCACAGCCGAGATTCGGAAGTAGGTATTTGACTATGCTACATGGGCTCTGACCTTTCCCAACCTACGTCGACATCACGAAAAAATTTGCAAAACCGCTTTACCGCTTCGCGGATTTCTTCGCTATCTCCCGCTTCGTTCCCTTGCGTGGAGTTTTCGTAGCATACAGCCTGGTGGATTCGCTAGTTCTGAACATGCAGACATGTCCTCAAAGCGGATCGAGCAACCCCGATCAAACAGTATCCGTATTTTGCCTATATATTTTTTAAGTGTTCTTTTAGAATTTTTGAACCGCCAACACGTACATTAATAATTCCATTGTAGTAATCATCATTTTCTAGTACTCTGCGTTCAAATTGTTCTCTGGCCTCTAAGTAACTTGCAATGCCTCTGCTTGGACAGTAGTATAAAATTTCTCTAGTGAATTTGTCTTCGCCTAGTTGTGCAACATCCGCAATCAATCTGTCTGAAGATCCCCAATAGTCTCTCCAGTCTGATTCTTTTGTTCCACGTCTTTTGTTTTTTTTGCCTTTTAGCGGTGGCTTAGTTGTCTTGAATTTTGCTAGTTTCTTGCCTACGTACTTCATGCCATTGACTTTATTGGTTATCAAGTAGACAAATGCTTCTACACCTTCTGGTATTTCGTCCACATTTTCACCTTGATAAGTCCATTGCATATTGGTACTTACCGTTGCCTATGATTCTGGGGCCTCTTTTTTGGAATTGTGTTTATAATGTATCTCGTCCATACGCTCTTTTGCCAGTGATCTTATTTCTCTCAACCACTTTCTGCTTTCGCGGTGCGTTCGCACAGAGTTACGAGCCTCAAATTTCTCGTTTGCCTTAAAATAAGCCATATACGCCTTGGTTAATTTGTCATGTGTATCGTCATTCATTGTGTATTTCTACATCGTTCTCATATGATGTGAATCCATTTTCCTTTATAACTTTGAGAACGTGTGTTACTCTTCCTACTAGTTCGTCTTTGTGGGATATAAGATAAACATTTTTTTGTCTTTCTCTACCCATCTTCTTAAGAATACTCAGCGAATTCTCAACACCGCTAGTATCCATACCACTATCAATCAACTCATCAATAAACAGTAGATTGATATTCTGATATAAACTTTCCCAAACATCACGGAATGCAAAGCTCATACCAAGGATAAGCCTATTTCGCTCACCTCTGCTTAAATTATCAAAGTCTAAATCTTGTCCTAATTGTGTAATTTCTACAGTTAAGTCGTTTTGGAATACTACACTGTGTGGTAGTCCAAGTTTATCAAGATAATTAGTAAGTCTATTGTTTAGATATGCTAAATTTTGATCAATAATCTTTTTACGAATAAAACTATCTTTGTTTGTTAACAGTTTCAACATAAAATCTTGATGCTCTTTAAGAGTTGTTAAGTCGTTTACAGTTTTCCAATCAATTTCTTGTATAGCACTATTGTTTAATTCATCAATTTGTTCTTGATAAGGATCTACTTCTGCTTTTGCACGGCTAAGAGCTTCTTGTAATTGTGCAACATTTTGTTTATGATCGTAAACTTCTTTGATAGTTTCATAGAAAGTTGTAGGCTTGCCATTAATATCGCCAATTTCGTTTAGTGAGTTTGTTACATCATTAACTTTATCGCCTACTTCTTTTTGATATGCTACTGCATCATCAAGTTCTTTTTGCTTTTTAACTGCTAGTTCTTCTTTTTTATCATCATGCAGTGCTTGTCCACAAGTATGACATGTGCCTTGATCAAGATTTTCTGAATCTCTTTTTGCTTTTTCTACAGAGTTGTCTGCACGTACTAATGCAGGCTCTAATGTGCTTAATTCTTTTTTAAGAGCCAAAATAGAATTATTTTGTTCTTCCCACGTTGATAGTTTTTCGTGCTTTTCTAGTTCTTCTTCTACATTTAAATGCTCTAGTTCGTCGATACTAGTTTCTAATTTAGCAATATCTTGTTGTTGTTTCGTATTCCAAGCACTTTGCTTTGTTTGTAAACTACGAACTGTTTCACCAATACGTGCATTACTTGTTTCTATAGCATTTATACGAGCAGTTTCATCTGTAATTGCTTCTCGTGTTTGTCTAAGTTTGTCTTTAAGCACTTCTGCTTTTTCACTAAGGATTGTAATACCAAGTAATTGTTCAATAATATCTTTTTGATCATTTACCCGCATACTTAGAAAAGGTTCTGTGTATGTGTTTAGTGCAACAACATGTTTGAACATGTTATGCGACATACCTAATAAGTCAATAATATCTTCCTGTGTTTTACGTGAGTCACCTTGAGACTCATCTAGCATTTCTTGTTCCTGTCCGTCTACATAAAACTTAAGAATATTAGGTCCACGTCCTCTTTCAATCTTATATTCTCTACCATCTTTCTCAAAAGACAGTGTCACTAACATACCTTTGTTGTTAGTTTTGTTAATTAGATTGTTGCGTTTAATATTTGTTAAAGCAAGCCCGTAAAGGGCATAACTCAGTGCGTTTACGATAGTAGTTTTACCTGTACCATTACGTGATCCGCTGTCGTCACCGCCTTGGTCAAGGTTTTCTCCTAATACAAGTGTAAGTTGTTGTTTGTCAAAATCAACTGCTTGGGTTTGATTACCCACACTCATAAAGTTTTTAACAGTTAAGCTCTTAATTTTAATCATAGTTCGTCATATATTCCTAATAGCAACTTTTTGTCGTAATTTTCTGTGTCTAATGCAGTTATTTCTTTTGTTACAATTTCATCTACACTTTCAAAAGTGCTAATGTCAATGTCAGTGTGTATTTCCTCATCTTGTTGACTAGGAATTAGTGTAATTTCCCTACAGTCATATTCATTAATAAATGTTTCTTTGATAAAACTTGCCTCTTCATAACTAATAGGTAAGTCAAGTGTTACTCGCAAATACATTTTATTTTTTAGTAGTGTATCTTTTTCATCTAGCAGTCTTGATAGTTTTACTGTTCTATACTTAGGACAGTCTAGCCAATTAATATATTGTGGTTCTTTATTATTTTCTTTATCAAGGATCATCATGCCACGTTCATCGTCCCAAGCATCTGCATAGTTGTGAGGAAATGCATTACCCATATAATGTATTGATCCTTGTACTTGACGTTTGTGAAAATGTCCGCTAAAAACATATTCTTGATGTTTGAAATGGTCAGCTTTTAATTCACCGTGATCTGGCATTTGTACCATTGCGTTCATATAGAAACTAGGAAGTTCAAAATGTCCAAACATATATTTTGTTTTAATGTTACTAATCTGTTTCCATTCTTCTCCTACGAGCCACGGAACTAATGCAACATCATCTTCTACAAGTATTTCATCAACATATGTAATACCAGGTATATGTTTACCAAATTCAACACTATAAACATCACGTTTGTCTTTGTAATACAAATCGTGGTTACCAGCAAAGAAATAAAATTTTTCAAATGCCGCACCTAGTTTTTCTAGACAGCGTGTAGTCGCATCTAGTGTTTGTACATTAATAGTATTTCTGTTGTGATGCCAGTCACCACAAAAGATTCCGGTTTCACAACCGTTTGCTTTTGCTTGTTCTATAAACCAATCTACAAAGTCTTCACAATCTTGAAGATGTAGCCTACTGTTAGACTTCAACCCAAGGTGAATATCTGTAAATACCGCCGCTTTCTTAAACATTCGTACTCCTGTTTGTTATATTATACTGCAAAATTTGACACAAGTCAAGCGTTTTTTTCTTGCTTTTGGGCAGATTCCTTAGCTTCTTGTGTTTTTACACGATCCCATTCGGTTGATGCTTGTCTAGTATAACTAGGATTCATGTTATTCATTTCTAAGATGTCATCTCTTATATTTTGATTTCTTTTTTCAATATTAATAACTCTAACAAATGAATTTGTAACCGCGGCTGTATAATAGGCAAACGGATTGTTTGATTTTGATTCATCAAACTGTAAACCTATTTGTGCTAATTGTAAAATTGCTTGTCCTCGCATTTCATCATTATATGTATATCCACGAACATTTCCTCTTGTTGCATATCTATCACATAATTTCATCCACATCAAAGCAAGTTTATTTGTAGCTTTCCCGTGATCTTTATTAAAAAATCCATTTTCCATACCACCTTCCCAATGGCTTTTGCCTACACATACAAGTTGATCATTGTCATCAAACTTGAAATGTTGGAATGGAGGAAAATTAAGTTTTACTCTGTAATCTGCTGGTGTTTTAGGATTTTTCTTGCGTCCTGGTTCCTCAGGTATATGATCAAATGTCATAATCCTGAATATTAATTCATCTTTTTGTATCTTCCTATAATCAATCTCAAATTCTGCTAATTTTACTCTTTTACCTTCTGATTTGGCTTGTTCAAAGTTTTGTTGTTGTAGCCGTTTGGCTTTGTTGCGTTTTGCTTCTGCAATAGTCCTAATATTGATTTTATCAATACTAGGCAAGATAATATCATATTGTCCATACTCGCTGTCAGTGTAGCTACAGAATGTGGCTTTTGACTTGTGTATTTCCTTAAGGATATCCTTGTTGTTTAGATAATTTACACGTTTATTCATATTTTCTCCGTTTATTTGTTATATTATAAACTACTCTTATAATTTTGTCAACTAAATAATACATATAGGAGACAAATAATTATGGCAGGTAGAGATAGAGCAAGTGACATGATGTCAGCCGCAAATTTTGCGAAAAAGAACGTCAAAACAGGCACAGGCGCCGCAGGCCAGTCCGTTGATAGCGGTAATTTCCCTACATCTTTAGGTGGATTAGTAGATAAAGGTAAAGAAGTTGCCCAAGATATATTCAGTGGTGTAACAGGTGGTGCTGAAGACCTTGTTTCAAATATACGTGGTAAAAATTTACCAGGCAAAGGCAATGACCAATTTGAGGCCAAAGGCGTGGCCATGTATAATACATCTCTTGAAGAAAAAGATTGGCGTGTCAAATTATCGGTTCCACCGTCGGTTCCTACTGATGGGTTACTACAACCACTTAAATATCAAGGTAATCAAATGGTTTTTCCGTATACCCCTACAATTATTATAAGTCATTCAGCCGCTTATAATACAGTTGCTCCTATACATAATAATTATCCGTTCTTTGCGTATCAGAACTCACAAGTGGATGCAATGACAATAGTGGGACAATTTTATGTACAAAATTCTACAGAAGCAAGATATTGGATGGCATGCTTACATTATTTACGAACAATGACAAAAATGGATTATGGCTTGAATAGTACTGGTTCTCCGCCACCTATTGCTAAATTGAATGGCTACGGTGATTATGTTTTTAACAATGTTCCAGTAATCATTCAAAACTTTACAGTTGATATGCCAAATGAAGTAGACTATATTAGCACATCATTTGTTGGAGGACCTCCTGCAACAGGTCCTGATGATATACCAAGTGAAGGTGATATAAAATATTCATGGGCACCTGCTGAATCACAATTTTCAATCACTGTACAACCTATATACAGTAGAGAAAAGCAAACACAGTTCAATTATCAAAACTTTATTAATGGTGCAAATCTTGGACAAGGATATATTTAATGGCTAGTAGTCCTTATTCAAAAACAAGTTTTCAACCAAACGGTGCTCTTGATATTTTAACAATCAGACCTGTCCCTTCTTACACTGACGATTACTTATATACTATTGAACCGCAGTATACTCATAGACCTGATTTATTAGCGTACGATATGTATGGTGATAATAGACTATGGTGGGTATTTGCACAAAGAAATTTAGACATTATAGAGGATCCTGTATACGATATGACACCTGGTACACAAATTTATTTGCCAGATGCAAAAAAGATCAAAGAATTATTAGGGGAGTAAAGTGTCAACCTTTAGAACTGACAAGTATGGACGTACATTTATTACTCCTGGAAACAAAGTCGGTAAAGATGGTTTTACCGGTGACGAGATAGGAGGTCGTCCTCCTAAGCCACCTCCAAAAAAAGAAGACGAAGTCCAAGGCGATCCGGAAGAAGCTAAAAAGTTTATGCGTTCATTAGGCATGCACGGCCTTGCTGATATGTACGAAACAAATGGGAACGCGGCAAAGAATGGAGAACTTCCTCCTTTCTTTCAAGATCATCCTTTTTCGGGTGTAATTAGAGATGCACAAAATACTAAAGCAGGCAGTGTAACAGTTCTAAAACCAGACGAGCCAGTTGACAAAAAAAATACAGCCACAGTAGGAGAGCAAGCAAGAGTCAAGATTCCACCTAAACCTACAGTTGCACAGTTAACATCAACTTCGGGTGCTTTACCTTTACCAAATGAATTAGAGAGATTTGCATCTTATAACAATATATTTTCATTTGGTTGTATTAGTCCTGAAGAATTAAACTTTCCAGACGACACTTATAGAAAAACTGGTATAAGAGCCGGACAAATGGTTTTGCGAAGCAACGGAGGATTAACGTCACCAGAAAAACCAAGGACTCATGCAGAATCACATTATGGTATTGACACACAATATTTTATAGATAATGTTGATATTGAAACTGTAATTGCCCCTAACAAAAAAAGTAGAATGACAAACTTCCATAGTTTAAGTTTTGAAGTAAGAGAACCTTACAGTATGG